TTATTGCGTGTTTCAGATACACAAAAACCGAAACGCACCCTACCAACGCAACCTAGCTCCCAAAACATTTGGAGCTACGGCATTTCAAAAATATCTATCCATGTCTTCCAAACAAAAAAAGTATATGGAAGACCAATGGTTATCTGAAGCCCAATTGACAAGAGCTTATCTAAATTCTCTCATCTGTAATAAGGAAGAACACCCTCAAAAGAAGTTCATTTACATGCCTTCAGAAGAGGGAACTAAAAAACGATGTATTAACACAGATATTGGATTTGTCATTTGCTCTACATCTACATTGATGTGGAGTCCTTTTTCACCAACATGTCAAATATGCAAACAAGCAGACATGTGTAAAAAAGAAACCGCAAACAAATATCCTGAATTATATCGAATAAGACTCGAAGAATATGGCGAAAGAAGATAACGTATTAACTGAAGAATTCTTGTTTGAGCTATACTATGCCTGTTTTACATACGATTATGTATGTAGCTTAGTATGTGAACACATGCAAAAATCCTACCTTCCCAGTAGAGATTTTCAGGCATTACAAGGCTATCTGTGTAAATATTTCGCAGAGCACAAATCAGCCCCAACATTCAACATTATCAGCCAAATTGTGTCTGTTAATCGTGAAGTAGCGGCACTTTTGAAAGATATTGATGATTGTGCCGAAGGGGTGGAACCAGAAATCATTTTGGAACAGTTTGAGAATTATCTGAGACAAGTTAAATTCCAAAAAACCTATAAAGAGATAGGTGAACTGTATGCCAAACAGGATCGCGACAAGGCTTTGAAATTGCTTCAGTCCTTTGCTGAATGGCAAAATGATTTCAGTCTCAGTCAAAATTCATTTGTTGATGTGATTGAGACATTTGAATCTCGTTTCAGACGAAATCGAGAAAAACACAACCAGGAATCAAAGCAAAAACCTATTACTCGTTTTTACATTGATGGCTTGGATGAAATGAATGAAGGACGTGATTTGCGCACACAGTTAACTTGTTTTCTGGCACCAACTGGAGTTGGTAAAAGTCACGCTGCCCGTTGGATTGGTAAATGTGCCTCTCAAATTGATGGGCTAAACGTGTTGCACTTCCAGTTAGAAGGTTCTGAAGACGAAGTTACCGATGCTTACTCCGCTTCATTGGTTTCTTGTAGTTCTTATCGTTATGGAACTGGAACCTTAAAGGACAGAGATTTTGAAAGAATGATGGCTTTAATCAAATCCATGTCCGGCACACTTAAAGTTAAATCTTATCCCAAGTTTGCCAATCAAGTCTCTACAATAGACATTAAGAACGGTATAGCTGAATATAAGAAAATTTATGGTGTTGGGCCGGATGTAGTTATCATAGACTCAATGGATTTGCTGACCGATTCCAGTGGTCGTAAATGGTCAGAAAACGGTGAACGTTATAAACGTATTGCTGTAGCTAATGACCTTAAAGACTTGGCTAGTGATTCAAATGTGTGGATGGTAGTAACTTATCAAGCAACCATTGAAAATAGAGATTGGCTTAACGATGAAAGCAAAGTACTAACTGAATACAATTGTGCAGAAGCAAAGGGGTTGAGCCGACCAATGACACATTTAATCACCCTTAATCAAAGTGATAATGAACGGAAAGAAAACACCATGCGACTGAATGTAGCTAAATCACGTTTTTTCAAAAAGGGTGAGCCGTTTAAAATTGCTACTGATTATGACAATGAAAGCTTTTATGATAAAGCAAGAACTATGAATCTTAATAAAGTTGGTTGATATGTATTTGAGTAAAGAAGAAAGAGAGCATATAATCAAGGAATTAAGCATTGAATTACATGCTAAGCCTGATGGTAGCGGTAAAAACCTGATTGTCCCTTCATGTCCTTATTGTGGGCATGAAGGTGGCAAATTCGGTATATATATAGGTAAAGAAACCGAGCGTAAGAAGATGTTTATGGCTCATTGTTTCTCGTGTGGCCATTCAACTAAGACATTGGAGCAGTTGTTGACTGATATTGGAAGAACTGATTTAATTGTCACTGAAACGTTTGATTTTAACCAAGAACAGCAACCTACAGGCTTTTCTTTTCTGGAAGATGAGGAAAAAGAAATAGACGATGCGCTATGTGTTGTAGAAATGCCAGATGATTATCGGAGAACTCATTTTAACAAATATTTAAGAAAAAGAGGGTTTACGGAAGATGACTATGATTATTTCCCAGTCGGAACGACCAGAAATTTAAATTTCAAATTTGATGATTATGTTATTTTCCCAATCATAGACAATGGTGATATTGTGGGGTATGTTTCCAGACATACTTGGGATAAATCAGAAATAGATGAATACAACCGCAAAGCCAGACATGCAGGAAAATATCAAATCATGCGTTATCGTAATAGCACCGAAAACGATTTTGTAAAGCTTCTTTATAATTACGATGCTGTTAAAGAAGATGAAACCGATACAGTTATTATTGTTGAAGGTGTATTTGATGCTATTGCGCTGACACGAAAATTGAATTTGTACAACAATACTTCCATTGCTGTTGTCGCTACGTTTGGCAAAAAAATTTCGGATGTGCAAATCTATAAATTACAATCCAAAGGTGTAAATACGGTAATATTGGGCTATGATGGGGATGCTGTAGAAGCAATAAAAAAAACAGCAGAACAATTGAATGAATATTTTGATGTTTATGTCGCTGACATAGAAGACCCCACCCAGGATTTTGATAACATGGATTTTTGGGACATCTACGATACATTTGCTTTTAACTTAAAGACCCCAACAGAATATAAATTAAATAAGATACAATTATGAATCCCGATTTGTTTGAATGGCTTGACCGAAATAAAATAGAATATAATGTCATTGATGATGATGTGATTGAAATCGTTGAATTTGGCAAGATGTTCTATGAAGATACAGAACAATTAAAATCCATATTTCGCATTGACTCAGAAAACAATGTGAAATTCAATTCTATGGAGAACATTCACACCCTTCAAGAAGAAGGTATTAATTATATTGTGTTCAAGTTTGGTAACAATTGGTATTATTATGATACCAGACAAGAATTTAAGTGCCGAATATTGAAATATATCGGAAAACGCAAAAAGTTAGAGCACCAACAACCATTTGTAAATCTTGGCGTTCACACTCCTTTTGAACTGTTAAACGGCAGTTTTTCATTAGCTGATTGGGTCAAGAAAGCGAAATATCTAAATCAAACAGCATTAGGTATTTGTGATTATAACACTATGGCAGCTACATTGATATTACAAAAAGAATGCGAAGCTGCTGGAATCAAACATGTATTCGGATATTCGCTTACTTTTACTGATGGGCTAGAAAAAATTGGTGCAAAAATCTATTGCCTAAGCCAACAGGGTTTGCAGAATTTATTGCGTATTCAAAAAACTATAAATGTGGATTCTGAAGACAAAATCATTGATTTGGTTGATTTGATGAATTATGGAAAAGGCAATGTAATAGTGTTTGACAAATATTCCTCCCAATGGCTTTCAGGTCTTACACCAGAAGTTATAGACAAATTCCTTAAATCTTTTGAGGAATGTATGTATCAATTGGATTTATCAGAATTCAAGGCTGAAAGAATTGACATTCGTGTATTGGAAGCAACCAAATGTTATTTTGACAAGTTATATAACACTTGGATCCCTCCAGTATTAATTACAGATTGCTATTATTTAGACAAAGATGATGCTAAAAATAAAATCATCTTAAACAAGATTGCTGAAGGGGCTGCTCATGAACAAAGCGATGATCAATATTTCAAAGATTTAGATGAACATTGGAATACCTTTTCACCTCTGTTTGATCGTGAAAAATGGTCGGAAGATATTGTTGAAGATATATTCAATTGGGCCTGTGAAAATACCACATGGATTGCAAGTCAAGCGAAAGCTAGGTTTGAAATTGAAAGAAATTTCATGCCACAATATGATATGACTTTAAAAGAGAAGGCAAAATATGGCGATAGACATACCATGTTTTTAGAATTGCTTGAAGATGGTTTCAAAAAATTGGTCCCCAAAGGATGTGAAGAAGAATATCGTAAGAGGTTGGATTATGAGATTTATGTATTGGAATCCACTAATAATGTTGATTACATGCTAGTTCAATATGACACAGTAAATCATGCACGTGAAAACGGCATTTTAGTGGGCTGTGGACGTGGTTCAGCTGGAGGATGCTTAGTTCTATATCTCTTGGGAATAACCCTTATAGACCCAATTAAATACGATTTGTTGTTTGAACGTTTCTTGCTTCCAGAACGTGCTGGCCTATACCCATCTGATGTAACTGTTATATGTGAAGATATAAAATCCAATCATTATATTGAAGTAGAATTGGAAAATCATAAAATATATAAAATTGATAAAGATGCTCAGTTGATTGTGCAACGAGCCAAAGATGATAAACCTATTGTAATATACGCTGATGAATTGGAAGCTGGTGATGATATATTGTTTGACAATCGAGACGTATTGTTCACATTAGAAGAAATTTAAACATTTGAAGATATGATTTTGACAGAAGAAATGCAACATGTGATGGACATTGTGAAAAACACCAATGAACATGTATTCGTAACAGGTAAAGCTGGTGCTGGAAAAACCACATTCTTAAAACATCTGATACGTGATACTAAGAAAAAATGTATTGTTGCTGCACCTACTGGTATCGCAGCAATCAATGCTGGAGGTGTCACCTTGCATAGTTTGTTCGGCATCCCATTTGGTCCCATTACACCTTTTGATAGATTGGAAAACAAATTCACACAATACAAAGTGGAAATGTTGCTTCAATTGGAGTTGCTGATTATTGATGAAGTCAGCATGGTACGTCCTGATGTGTTGGACACAATTGACCGCAAATTACGATGGGTACGCGAAGAGGACGAACCTTTTGGTGGTGTACAAATTGTCATGTTCGGCGATTTGTTTCAATTGCCCCCAGTCATTAAAAAAGAAGAACGAGCTATTTTGCAGAATTACTATCGTGATTATTTCTTTTTCAATGCCTTGGTATGGCAACGTACTGGATTTCATGTTGTGGAATTGACACAAATTTTTCGTCAATCGGACCCCAATTTTATTCGAGTGTTGAATAATATTCGTAATTACCAGGTAACTTCAGAAGAGCTAGATTTGTTAAGTGAATTGAAAGACAAACAACTTAGCAATGATTTTGATGGTCAGCATATTCATATTTGTACTCATCGCGCTACTGTGGATGGTATCAATGCTGAGAAGTTGGGACAACCTACCCACACTTCACACGTAATCATTGAAGATAAGTTTCCAGAATCTTCGGTTCCTTGTGATTTTCATTTGAAGTTACGTGTTGGCGCACGTGTTATGACCATTGTCAATAATCCGCAAGCTGGATATTATAATGGCTCTTTAGGCACTGTGATAGGTATTACTTCAAAAGAAGTGACAGTAAAATTAGACAATGGTACAACGGTCAAAGTTGAACAACATACATGGATCAACAGCCAATATGTTTTGGAAGATAATCAGATAGTCAAAAAAGATGTTGGTTCATGCAAACAGTTTCCCTTAACATTGGCTTGGGCAATCACCATTCATAAAAGTCAAGGCTTAACATTTGATAAAATCATTCTACATGTTTCCAAGACTTTCTGTCCCGGTCAATTATACGTAGCTCTCAGTAGATGTCGTACTTTGGAAGGTATTGTGTCGGACGCATTTATAACCAAGCGTATGATTATTCCAGAATATGCTTTGTTAGATTTTGAACGAGCGTATAAAAATGAGAACAATTGGTATGGCAAAAGAAATTAAATTAGCTAAATATGAAAGTACTTAGTGTAACTCCAATAAATAGTCGGCAATCTGTACAGGTTATAGATTGTTGTGTGGATAACGGTTATTTGCAAGGTCCTGGTGGTTCTCTACCTGATGTGGACACCGACTTTCAATCAGACCGCAGACAGGAAATTAAAGAATATATAGAAAGACGTTATAACCATGACGGAAAACAACGTGTGTTTTCTGCCGGTACGTTTACTACTTTAAAATTAAAGGCAGTATTAAAAGATGTGGCACGCGTTCACCGTGTGCCCGTCAATATTGTCAATTACATTACCGCTATTTTTGATGATGACAAGATGAGCTGGACCGACCTGTTTGTTTTAGCTGCAACCAACAAGAAAGTGCATTCTTTTATTATGGAATACCCACAAGTAATTGAAGACATTCGCACTTTAATGGGACAACCACGTTCATCTTCAATTCATGCTTCGGCATTGTTGGTTACTCCAGATACTAAAGATGGTCAAGATATGGAATGTTTTGATTTTACCCCCATCAAAAAGGTAGATGGTATGCTTGTATCAGAATTGGATGGTTATACACTTGACGAACAAGGATTATTGAAAAACGACTGTTTGGGTATTAAAGAGTTGTCCAAGTTGCAAGCTGTCATCAATATATGCAATGAACAATACCATACCAACATTTCATTTCAAGATATTGTACAAAGCTCTTTGGATGACCCCAAAGTGTACGAAATCCTACAAAAAGGTTATACGCAAAATGTCTTCCAGTTCTCGTCCAAAGGTATGACAAAATTTCTCGTCAGCATGAAACCTGACAAGATTGAAGATTTGATTGCTGCTAACGCTTTGTTCCGTCCAGCCACATTGGATTCAGGTTCAACCGACAAGTATGTAGATTGTAAACTTGGTGATGCTGCTCCAGTGTATTTGTGGGGCACTTACAATGCCATGAAAAACACATACGGAGTGCTTTGTTACCAAGAACAATTGGCACAAGTCGCACGTGAAGTTGGGGGATTTTCTTTAGGTGAAGGGGTAAAACTGGTCAAATTGATTTCCAAGAAAAAGCAAGATAAAATCAATGCTTATAAAGGAAAATTCATGACTGGTGCTGAAGAAAGAGGATGTCCAAAAGAAGACGCTGAAGCAATTTGGGCCATGTTTGAAGTAGCTGGTGGTTATTTATTCAATAAAAGTCATGCTACAG